GCCCCGAACAAGTCGGGGCGTTTGGTCTAAGGCCTGTCAGTGTGTTTTCACACAGTCTGCGAAGGGCCTTGAAGGTGACGAACGCTTACAGCACGTCGGCGATGCCGATACCCCACTCGCCACGCGGCGTGGCGTAGCCGTACAGGATGTCCAGGCGGCTGATGAACACGTCGTTGGTGATGTCGAAGCCGCGCAGGAAGCGCATCGAGATCCCGTCGTAGGTCTCGCGGTGCGCCATGTCCATGTTGCGCGGCAGCGGCAGGTCAGCGGTAGCCATGGTGATGGCCATCGGGTCCATTGCGAAGTTCTTGCGGAACGTCACACCAGCACCACCAACCAGGGTGATCAGCGCGCCGTTGGCCGGCGATGCGGTCACGGTGCCGTAGGCCAGGTTGCCGGGCACGATTGCTGGGTAGATCGGCAGCGAGGTGGCAGCTGCAGCCACATCAGCAGTGATCACAAACTGGCGAAGCTCGCCGGTCGATTGCTTGGTAACCGGGTTGGTGCCGAACACGCCCGCGATGGTGATGACGTCACCCTTCTTGAACGTACCAGTGATGCCGGTCACGGTCAGCGCGCTACCGGTCTGGCTTGCACCGTTGACAGCGCCGGCGGTGTAGGTGCCGTTGGTGTGCTTGATGACGGTCTGATCCATGCCCCAGTCGAAGCCCAGGGTGTCGATGCCCATCTGGCCAGACTTGTACTGCTCGCCAACCTTTTGGGTGTTGTTGAACAGGCCCTTGAGGCTGTCGACAGTGCGGGCCTGGGTGCGGGGGTCCAGGATGGTCTGGCGGCGACCCTTGGCATTCATGCGCGGGGTGCCGGTCATGTCCAGGCGTGCGCCGGCATCGAGCCAGGTGCTGGAGGTTGGCGTAACGATGGTGCCGGTGCCGTCCGAGGCCATGCCCTGGAAGGTCAGGTTGGAGAAGCTTTCCACCGACTGCATGACATCAACAGCAACACCGCCGGCCAGCGCGTTCACCGCCGGCATGATGAAGCGCTCGCTGAAGTCATCGATCGACAAAGCCAGCTCAGCCGAGTTGAAGCCCATGTCGACACCCTTCTGGGTGGCAACAGTCAGCGGAACCTGGCGTTCGTTGGTGTCTTGCGGTACCGCCACGCGACCGGAACGAACGGTGTAGTCGTTCGGCAGGCGGATGCGCAGGGTGTCGCCGATCTTGCCGCCGTTCTTGGCGAAGCTGTCGTCGTACTGGGTGTCGATGTTACGCAGGAACAGGTTGCTGTTCTTGAAGATCCGCAAGGCTTCGCGGGTGATCATCTGGGGGGTTAACAGGGAGTTGGCCATGATGCGTTTCCTTTAACGAGATTTGGAGTTCTTTTCTCGCCACTTCGCCCACTCAGCCATAGACATCTTCGACGGGTCGGTTTCAACCGTCGCAGAGCTATCGATGGGGGTGATTGGCGCAGGTGCTTTCGAAACAGCCTTGGGCGCTGGCTGAGCCGACTTAAGAGCCAGCCTTTCCAGTTCCCGGCCTTGCTGTACTGGCGGTAGAGAGAGAATGCGGGAGGCTTCTTCGGGGTTCTTGCCCAGGGCATAGATGAGCTTATGCGCGTCATCCATACCCAGGATCGAATCCACGGAGTCCTGGCTAATGCCAAGGGCATCCAGAGTCATAACAGCGCTCTGGAAGTCCGGGTATTGCTCGTCGCCTACCTTCGATACCGACTGGCCCCGCTCGGCAATAGCCTGGTGCTGGGCCTTCTCCGCCGCGCGCTTCTCGACCAGCTCGTCGATGTTCGGTTGCTGCGGAGTGATATCGGCAGCATCGGCTTCACCGCCCGCCCTCAACTGCTCTACCAACATGCGGTACCGCGCCGCCTCGCCGGTGCTGGCCTCGGCCTTGCGTTCCGCTTCGTGTCGCTGCCGCGTCAGCTCACTGATGCGCTTGAGTGCCCACGCGTTGGGGTCCTTCCCTTCCTGCGATTCGGTGGACTGCTCTTCGGCTCCAGTGTCTGCCGTGGGTTCGCTGGTGGACTGGTCCAGCTGTTCAGTTACGTCCGGCTGCGTCGATTCCGCATCCTGCGAGGTTGAATGCACCTGAGATTCGTCAGTCATGGCCTTGGTATCCAAGTAATCAGCACTGGGGAGCCGCCCAGAGTCGGTTATTGCATGGGTTGCAGCATTGGCTGCGCTTCCGGTGGTGCCGGCTGCGCATCAATTGGGGATGGGTCTGTGAGGGCTGTAGCCACGGCTTGTTGCGCCATGATCGCGGCCTGGACCGGGTCAAGCTTGGCCATCAGCCCATCAAGGCGTTCTGTGATGGCCTTGTAGGCGTTGATTTCGTTCGCCATGTCCTTGTCGCTGGACTTCTTGTCGTTGTCGGCGGCGGCCTGCATGGCTGCTGCCAGCTGGGCCTGGAGCTGCTGGATCTGCTGCTGGGCGGCTTCAAGCTCTGGCGGCGGCCCTTCACCACGGATATTCGCGGGGATGTTGTTCTTGTAGCGCTCGGCGATTTCTTCGGAGAGCGGGAAGTCGGCAGACTGGAAGTACAGGTCGCCGGCAATGCCCATAAACGAAGGGTCTTGCTGTGCCTGCTGCGACAGGGTCTCAAACGCTTCCTCGCGCTTGGTGGCGTAGCTCGGGCCACTCTCTGCCACCACCTCGTACTTGCCCATGGCAGGATTAAACGCTCGGTCAACGCCGTCTGTGCCGTCCTGCTTTGGCGTTTCCTGCATTGGCACTTGCTGATTCGGGTCAATCTTCACGGTGTCGTCACTGCCATCCTCGGCCAGGATGCGCAGCGTGCGCGGCGTGTCGTAAATCTTCGGGATGATGTCGATCAGGATCTTGCCGGTGTACCGCACGGCCTTGGCCTGGTTGTCTCGGTACTGCATGGTGGCCCGGTCGGACTGCTTGACCCGCTTGCCGATGGCCACGCCGGATATTTCGTTGGACGGCGCACCCATCAGCGGATCGTTCTGGCCGCTGACCATCTTCATTTCTTCGGCAGAGGCCTGCATGCCCTGGATGTAGGCCGCGCTCATCGTTGGCGGGTCTTGGCGCGATGGGGGAAGGAGCGGAACGCCTTGATCGTCCACCGAGTTGTACGGCAAATACGCGTAGTTCTCAGTGTTGGCGCCTTCCCAGATTGCCTCATACCCTTCAATTGCGCGCGCATCGGCGAGCCAAGGCGTCTTGGTCTGCAGTGCCACGTACTCAACGGCACCAGACGACCAGTAGTTGTACATGCGCTGCGGGTCTTTCAGGTTGCGGACGTGGCCTTTGCGGTCCAGCTTCCCATCGATCAGCGTCTCTTCACCCACCACACGCACAATCGGGATGGTCTTGCCTGGCCATTCGCTGCGATCAATGATCTGGTCACCCGCAAGCAGGCACCAATCGACCTTCTGCTTCTGGATAGGGCGCCGCTGGATGCTCTTGTCGGCCATGACCAGCTTGGCCAGCTCAGGGTCGCCGGCCATCAACTCCGACTGGGTCACCATTGCGACATGCTCACCGCCGACGCCATCAGGGACAGGCATCGCAATCAGCGTGTCTTTCTCGTAGGTGATGTAGTAGTACTCAGCAACGCGCACACAGTCATCATTGACCCAGTCGTCACGCTCGCCGAGGGTGCTGTTTGCCACCTTGTCCTTGAAAGCCGGGTACTTGCGGTTGAAGTCCTCGCGCTTCATGTCGTCAAAGACGAAACCGAACTTGGCGTCGCTGCCATCCATCTCCTTGATATCCGGGTCTAGGTACACGGACAGTGGGTTGCGGATACGGCGGATGTAGATCTCTTGGTCGAACGAGTCATCACCGGCGTATTCAGTCACAACGCGCCAGTAGCCGATACCGGTCTTGACCTGGAAGTCCAGTGCGGTGTCGTAAGCATCCGCCGCGTTCGACTGGTACTCAATGTGGCGGATCACGCCCTCGTAGACCTGGGCCGACTCGTAGCTGGCATCACCGCCGACGGCGCTCACCTTGACGCTGGGCCGGTTCTCCTTGGCCTCGTTGATCACCATCAGGGCGTGAACGCGGGTCTTGTTGATGGTCAGCGACGGGCGCTTGTCCTGATCCCGGTTCTTACGCAGCCCCTCAGGCCACTGGAAGCCGTTGTCGGAGTCTGCGTTGACGAACTTCAGGTCAGCCACGAACAGCGTGCGGAAATCGGATTCGAAGTCCTCGCAGCGCTTGAACCGCGCCTTGGCCTCGGTCAGCAATTTGTCATCGTCTTTGTCTGACACGGGCTATCCCATCCACGAATTAGAGCCGGCGCGGGGCCTGACCTTGGGTTTTGCTGCTGTTTTGGGCTTGCCTACAGCGGATTTTTGAACCGCAAATCGACGCATCATGTAGGCGTAGCGTGTGGCAGATAACAGGTCGTCGCGAAGCTTCACGATCTTCCCGTCATCACCTCGGTGATAGTTCAATTTCTCGTCAAACCACTCATGCAAGTGGCTGAAAACCTTGAAGGTCCCGCTATCCATTCGGCTGTATAGCTCAACCAATCCAGCCTCAACACCAACGCCCCCGGCTTGCCAGGTGGCATGCTCCAGGCACATCGTCCAACCAGCCTTGACGTATGCATCGCGCTGCTGATTGCCACTGGACTTCTCGGACTGAAGACCGTCTGCAGGCCAAGCCGTGAAAACGCCAGCGGCCCATGACTTGATGGCCGACCATGCCACTTCAGGTACGGTCTTTTGCTTCTTCCAGGCATGAGTGACGTAGATAACGTCTGCATCTTTGTCCCAGGCCAGCTGGATGTGGGCCTGCGGGTGGTCCCATCCGAAGTCCATGCCGTTGATGAGCCACCAGTGATCAGGAATATCGAACGGCTCGCACTTGATGGCATCGTTGCCGATATCGAAGATCAGGCCGGCGCCTAGCAGCGGCATACCCTTCGTGCGCATATCGCGCTGCCATTCCGGGTACTGGCTCAACAGGTTGCGTTTCGTCGCCTCGCTGAGGTGTGGCGCGTCGTCCCAGGTAGCGCGCTGCATGTACTGGCTTTCACCCGGGGTGTCCATGAACTGGACTACCAATTCGGTCCGCCCATTCTCAGGGGTGAACGTCAGAATTCCCCGGCCGCCCTTCCCGCGATCACCGTTCGCTGTACGCGTGATTACCTGTGGGAAGATGGCCTTATCTCGCGGCTCTTCGTCGATGTGATACCAATCGACCACGTCGCCCATGATTGCGTGCTGGCCCTGGCTGTATGACCAGAACTGAACGGTCGATACCTTGCCAGAGCGGTGCATTATCGAGATTTGCCGCATAGCACCTGATGTGCCCTGAGCAGACAGGTGACCAACGATCCGATCTGCCGGAATTAATCCGCCTGACCACTTACCACCCGTTAGCGTGCCAAACAGTGGTTTTTGCAGCAGATCCCGCGTCTTCTCCATCGAAAACCCGAGAAGCCAGCAAAGCGGTGCATGCTCAAACTTGTGACCTTCCCAATCGTCCGGGTAGTCGCCAAGTAAGTGGGCTGCGTCAACCGTCAACCCTGTCCGCGTCTTGCCGACTTGGTTGGCCGCCATGAGCATGCAGGCTGCATATGATGCCGTCGCCCGGATGAACCTCGACTGCCACTCATACAGCGATGAGAACTGCTTGGGGAACAACCGTTGACGATCCCGGCGTTCCTTTTCCTCAAGTAACTGAAGAAGCTCTATGCGCTGCGCTCTACTCGTGTGCGAGCTGAGCGATTCTGGCTTCAAGTTCTTCATCCGTCAGGTTGGTGTGGTTGATGCTGCCGGCGTGCTCAACTTCGTGCTTATCAGACCAGCCGAAGTTTTTGAGCGCGAAGATTGTGGCGGCTGGCGAGCCATCACCACCAAGCGATTCCTCGTAGGCGTTCTCGATCAGGAGCTTCGCCCTTTTTACCGAGTAGGAAAATCCGTCGTACTTGGCGTACTCGTCAATCGATGCGCGGGAGCAAAACCCTAGGTGCAACGCTAAGCCTGTCCATGTCATGCGGCGCTCAGCAGCTCGACGATCAGCAACATATTCGTCAACGGCCTCGTCGAACTGCTCAGGCGTTTCGAACTTGCGCGGGCGTCCAGCTGGCATCACACGGCCTCGTAGAGCGCGTAGAACACAGTGGAGTCGCTTACCGAGGCAGAGCCTTCAGACAGTGAGACTACCTGGCCCTCTTTGGCGATCAGCGGGTCACGGCCATCAATGACGAACGTCGCCTCTTTGGTCTTGACGTCAACCTGGTAAGCCTTGGAGCCAATCAGGTTCGCGATATCAGCCGACTGCCCAAGGACATCGGTGAACTCAATGGCCTGAACCGTTGGGGCCTTCTGCTTGTATGTGGTGGCGGTCATGGCTTGTCTCTCAGGGAGTCGTAGGAGCGTTCACAGGCGAATCCGGCCCGGCGACTTGAGTCAAGCGCTGTTGCCAGGTCACCCGCGTAGCTGTCAGCTTCTGTGCGCAGCTGGGCGAGCAAATAGGTAAGGTCTTCGATTGTCTTGCCTCTTGCGGCAAGGCGGTCACGGAGATTGGCGCGGTCGGCAAGCAACTTGGCTTGTTGTTCGCGCAGGCTGACACCCACAGCAACAAGCTCAGCAGCGTGAGCGTCATCGCTGATCTTTTGATTGGCTGCATCGGTGCGTACCTGTTCAATGGCTTGTTGGTGCTTGTGTTCGGTCTGACGGGCCTTCTCGCTGGCTTCGTTGGCCTGGGTAGCGATGTTGGCCACGTATTGCGCGTGTTCGGTCTGGGCGTTGTCCAGGCGGTGTGTCTGGACGGCCAGCAGAATCGCCAGCGCGGCTATGGCTGCGACCAGATAGCGAATCATTGCGCACCCATGCACTTGGCGTGGCGCTTCAACTGCCGAGCCCAGACCCCAGCACACCGCTTGTTACCCGGCGTGGAGCAGTCGAACCCAGCGGCGTACTTGTACTTGAGCAGGTCGTTGCAAGCCTGGGCGTAGTTACCGGCCAGCAGGTCACGGCGAGGCGACCCCTTGAGCCACGTTCCAATGCCGTACTGGCCCACGAAGTCCATGTACACATCGAACTCAGTTTGATACAGCGTGACACCCGGCAGTGACGCGGCGAATTGCTTCTCTGCCTGGCTGTTCAGGTTGCGGGCCAGGATCTCGGCGCGCTGTGGCGTGATGGTGTCGCCCATGCGGACTGGCGAGCCGTCTTCGTACCGGGTCGAGCCGTGGCCGATGGTGGGCACGTCGCCCTGTGTGGGGATTACAGCGGTGGTGGTCAAGCCTTCGTTGGCCTGCCAGGTTGCGAAGCCGGCGGCACTGATGCTCAGCATTCCCACGGCGATGCGCTGCCGCAGTTGGGGGTTCATAATCTGCATTGGTCGCGCAAGGCTTGGATGCGCGCCTGACTCTCGGCGTGTTCACGTCGGTCCTTTCGAACCTGGAAGTAGAAGTTGACCATCAGGCCAAGCACTGCCACCACAACGCCCGCTACACCGATCCAGTTGACCTGTGCGAAGAACCCCACCATGCCCGCACCGGCTCCGACGATCATGCCCTTATTGGCCACTGACGCACCCACCACCTCTACGATGCTCTCGGGCGTCGGGTTGGCCATGTTTCTGCTCCTACCTGGGGCGTCCATTCGGGCCTCCAGAAACGAAAAGGCCCCGGCAAATGCCGGGGCCCATGTGTATTGAAAAATCGATTATTTAGAATGTGTCAGCGTTACTGAATCCAGATAGTCATGGCCAGCCCAGGTCATTTGAATCAAATTTCCAGAACCGATGGAAAGATAGCCGGCCTCCGCGCAACGATTCAGCAGATACACAAGTTGATCTTCGGTAAGCGCTTTATCTGGATTACCGCTGGCCCCTTCCCACTTCGGCACCAAGTCAATCAAATAGATGCCGCTATGGTCCGCATGGGCCTGAACCATATCCAATAGATGTTTAACCAAGCTGAGATCGCGACGCATACCAAATTCCTTTTGAAATAGGGACGCAAGTAATAGCACAACGAAATCCAGCAAACAAAAAGCCCGACTCAGTGGCCGGGCGAAAATGCAATTTTTTACCGTTTTAACTTACTCTTGGTCGTTTTTTTCTTTTTTTCCGCCGGCTCACTTGGCTTGAACGGACTTTCGTCTTTTACTTCAAGGATAGGAGGATCAGTCTCGCCACTCGCTTGTGAAGAGGGTTGATCTACGGGCTGCGCCGACGCTTGTTTTTTCGCTAGGTTCTTTTCAAAAACCTGAGCAGCGTCACGATTATTAAAAGACTGTGAATTCCCATTCCCGTCGCTCACAACCCAAGTATCTTCCCCCGGGTTAGGTGGCTGATCGGCTGCCGGAAGGCTCTTAGTACTGTACTTTTTGATGCCCATAAATATTCATCCAATGAATTCGGATGAACATTATGTACCCGCAGAAAATAAAAAGCCCGGACGTGCATTTAGCAGCCGGGCTTTCTTCGAATTTGCTCTGTGTCGCGCTGGAACAGCTAAACACCGTGCCATGAAAACAGGCCCGTATCCGGCATGAAAGGACTATTTACGCGGCATCGCTCATTCCGTGCAGGACTCCATCAATCCATCCAACGCCGGACTTGATTATCTCTCTCGCTGAGCGCTCAGACATTTTGCCCGACTCCCCTATCCGCACCATCGTCCACTTGGCGCCGAAGTAGAGCCAGAGGAACAAGCCCATCTGTGCATTGCGTTGTGTGAGCTTGGCCATTGCTGAATCCACCGCCAGCGCTTGATCGTCCGTGATCACGTGGCTGGCTGTACTGGGCATCTGAACATTGTCCCGCATCAGCGCGAGCAACGGCGAGACAAAGCGCGGCACGCCCATTCCATCCATCCGCCACCAACCCCATTGTTCCAACAGGTATTCCGTGTCGCCCAGGGGCTTGTCAGTGTAGGTTCGCTTCTTCATGCGGCTCTCCTTGGGTCAGGGTCACTCAGGCCAAACAGGTCACGCAGCAACCGATCAGCGGGTTTGTTCTTTGCATTGCCCTCGATCAGCCAGCGCTGACCAAAGTCGTGGAAACCGATCTGGGCCCGGTTGCCGTGCCAGCTGGCGACCATATCCAGCAGGTAGGCTAGCGCACTCGGGCCACCGACTTTGATCTTGGCCAACTCCTCACCGGCGATCTTCAGAAAGCGGCGCTCCAGGTCGCTCATGCTTTTCCGCGGCAACGCCGCTGCTACGTTAATCATGGTCTTTTCTCCCCTTCGCGCGGCCAGTGAATTTCAATATGCGCCCCATCTCCACCTCTTCGGTGGTCGGCGGTTTACCTCCGAAATCAACGAACCTGACGTACTTACCCTGCTGCTGAACAAGGCACGAACCGACCTTGGCGTGCCTGACCTTGCCGACGATGAGTTCGGTTACTCCGTTCTGGCCCTCTTCGCTAGCCATATCGCGGTGTACCAGGATCACCACGTCGGCGTCCTGTTCGATCTGCCCGGAGTCACGGATGTCGCTCGGGCGAGGACGTTTGTCTGGACGATTGGTTGAGCCGCGATTGAGCTGGGCCAGCACGATCACCGGGATCTTGAGCTCCTTGGCCAGGTTCTTGAGGGCCGTGGAGATCTTCCCGACCTCGATAGAGCGATTGGCACTACCCTCGGCAGCGATCAGTTGGACGTAATCGACCAGCAGCACGCTGAGCCCTTCACGGCGTTGGCACTGCCGGGCAATTGAGCGGATGCGAGGCATCGTCATGCCGGCCTGGTCGTTAACGAACAGCTTGGCTTCGTTGAGGACGCTGACTGCGCTGGTTAGCTTTGGCCAGTCATGGTCTTCAAGGTCGCCACTGTCCAACTTGCTCAGATTGACGCTACCGATCGATGCAAGGCCGCGAGTGATCAATTCCTCCTTGGTCATTTCCATTGAGAAAGCCAACCCGACGCCATCAAGCTTGCAGGTGACGTGCTGGGCGATTTGAAGACCGAGGATGGTCTTGCCTGAGCCAGTCAGCCCGCCGACAACGATCATATTTCCAGGGCGTAACCCTCGCACCAGCTCATCAAGATCCTTCAACCCAGTCGAAAGCCCTGTAGGCATCGTCTTGTTGAACTTCGAGTCGATGGTGTAGACCACTCCAGGCAGGATCTCGCTCGCCCTGTAGTAATCCCGCTGGCCATCATCGTCCAGATCACGAAGGTCGGCGGTGGCCTGCTGGGCAAGGGCGATGATCTCTGCAAGCGGAAGGTCTTCGGTGGCCTGCTCGCGAATCACGTCTCCGGCCTCGACCACACGCCGAAGTATTGCTCGCTCGCGAACGTGCTTGGCGTACGTCTTCCAGTTAGCAGTGCTGGTCACGTTACTGGCGATCTCGACTGCGAACGCCAAGGTGCTATCGCCGCTCGGCAGTTTGGGCCGCCATAACCCAACGGTGACCGGATCAACCGGATCACCAGTGGCGTGGCAGTCAATGATTGCCTGGTAGAGCGCGGCGTTCTCCAAGTCGTGGAAATCGGAGACGCTGACCTTGCTGGTGACCTCGTCGAAAAGATCCGGTTTCAGCATGATCGCGCCCAGAACGCCATGCTCCGCTTCGATGCTGAACAGTTCGCGGCTCATACGGCACCCCGCGCAGATGCCCAGCGGAACACCACCACGATGCCGCCCTTATCGCGCAGGCGGTCAACAGCTCGATCCCCCAGGCACTGGCGCAGCTCGGTCACGCCCAGGTTGCTCACTACTATCGTGGGCTTGATCTTTTCGTACCGGCCATTGATCACCTCGAACAGCACCTGGCGTTCGAAGTCGGTTCCGTGCTGAACGCCAACTTCATCGATGACCAGCAGGTCGGGACGAATCAGGTCGGCATAGACATCAGCCTCGGTGCGTCCGCGATTGCCGAAGGTGGCCTTCACGTCACGGATGATTAAGCCGGCGGTAGCGTAAAGCCCGACAAGACCACTCAGCGCGTGTTGACGAATCACCGCCTGCAGCATCGCGGTCCCCAGGTGCGTTTTGCCTGTACCCACCGTCCCCAACAGCATCGCGGACCGGCCTACAGTAAAGTTTTCCTCAAACGCTTCGACAAACCCACCACACGCAGCGAGTGCCTGGGCCTTTGCAGGTGCGTCTGCGCTCCAGTTGGACAATGTGCAGGCCGTGAACCGCTCCGGGATGCCAGCGTCGAGCAGGCGCTCGTTCAGCAGCCTATCCCGCTGGATACCCGCCGCCTTCGAGCGCTGATCAATGTCTTGCGAATGGCGAGCGTCGAAGTGGCAGCGTGGGCAGCCGAACCAAACAGGATCAGAGTCAAACTGGGCCACAAGTTTGTCATGGAACTGGCCATGCTCACGGCATTCGCCCGCCCGGGTTTCCAGGGTGTACTTCGGTTTCGTGGTCATGGGGTCACGCTCGCAATTCGATAGGTGCCGTCGGCCTGCT